GTCAATTGGCCGTACTTTGATGGTGATCTGTCGGCGATCGTTGCCGCCCAGGCCGCCGAAGGTGACGAGGTCAACAGCGTTGACATCGACATCAAGAAGGGCACAGCCACCCTCGCGACCTACGCCGCAGGCTCCCGCCTGTCGTTCCAGGTCATCGAGCGCACTGATCCGTCCTACGTCGACGCGCATCAGCGCATCATGGTCGGCGCGTACGGAACCGAAACCGACTACGCCTTCCAGGCGGCACTCTGGGCCAACGACACCGCCGGCCTTGACTACGATTTCTCAGCCGACAGCACCGGCAGCGCCTTCATCGAGGCCGTGTGGGCAGCAGCGATCGACGTCGAGACCGCTACCGGCCAACCCGCTGAGGTCGTCTACTGCTCGAGCGCCGTCATGAAGAAGCTCGGCGCATGGAGCTCCTTCCAGGCGCAGAACTACCCCGTCCAGAACGTGGGCGGCGTGTTCGACGGCCGCACCGGCCGGGCGACCGTGATGGGCCTCCCGCTGGTCCTCGCCCGCGAGTTCGCCACCGATGACAGCGAATCCGCGATCGTCACCAACCGCCAGGCGATCGGCTGGCTCGAGGACGGCCCGCGCCTCGCCACTAACGACGTGGCCGGCAACCTCGGCCGCGACGTGGCGATCTACGGCTACGCCGTGGCCTCGCCGTTCATCTCTGCCGGCATCGTTGGAATCTACGACCAGCCGTAAACCTGGTCACGATTAGGGAGTCGACGAAATGGCGCTACTTACAGGACAGGAACTAGCCGACGCGCTAGACCTGGACTATGTCGCGCCTATCGACGACGTACTCGACCAAATCGCCGAAACGTCGGACGATATCGTCGGCTCCCTAATCACCACCGCCGCCTACACGGCCGAACCGGCCGCCGTGAAAGAAGCCGCAGTAGCCGTAGGGGTCGAGATATTTCAGGCCCGCACAGCTGCAGGCGGCCAAGCCGTAGCAACCGATTTCACACCAGGGGCCTACCGGCTCTCAGTATGGGTGACACGTCGAGTCATGGCACTACTAGCGCCATACCTCAACGTCAACGGAATGATCGGCTAATGGCCCTTTCGACCGAAGCACGCTCCGCGCTGATCTCCGCCCTCGAGGGCAACGGGATCCGCGTCTACGACACCATGCCAGCGGTCCCAAAACCGCCGGCCATCGTCATCATTCCCGACAGCCCATGGATCATTCCCGAGCGCGTCGGATCCAGCCTCAACTATCGAGTCCGCTGGCGCGTCCTGGTCGTCATCAGCCCCAGGAACAACGAAGCCGCCACGACCGACATCGAGGACGCAATCGACACGGTCCTCGCTAACATTCCTGCCACGATGAACGTCGAGCAGGTTAACGCCCCGCAGCTCCAAGACACCGGCGCCCAGGGGTCCGTACTCACCACCGAGATAAATGTCTCGGCCCATTGGAAGGAATAAACAGATGCCCGCAGTATCGGTAGCCGGGGCCGCGATTAACCTCTCGGTCGACGCAACCCAATACGAAAGCCAGATCACCACCGGCACGATCACCACCACGCCGACGATCGTCCGTACTAAGACGCTCGACTCGGTGGCTTTCGACCAAACCGACCTCAACTCCACCATGTCGGTCGATTTCCTGTACGACGAGAACAGCGGCCTTTACGACGCTCTGCAGACCGCTATCGCGGCGGCCAACAGCGTTGCTGTGATCGTCGCCAGCGCCACCGGCACATGGACCGGCTCGGCCATGGAGATCGACGGCCTGGACGTCAGCTACGACGCGACCGGCGTCGTTACCTGCTCCCTCAGCCTCACCGGCTCCGTAACATTCGCCTGATCAAGAGAACGGGGAAACGCCATGTACCCACAACTAAACGTGTACCTAGATGACGCAGACGAACCGACCGTAATCCAACCCCTCACGGTCGATTTTGAGGTAGCCGAGTCGCTCTACCCGAGCGGCAACGTCACCGACAACGGCCTAAAACTCGTCGTGGCTTACTGCCACACGGAAGGCAAAGAGCCGAAAAACGTCCTCGAGGTCCGCAATTGGGCCCGCGCCCGCAAAGTGAAAGTAATCATTGGGCGGGAGCCGGACCCTACCCGAGAGGATCCGTCCGACGAATGATCGTCCGAGTCGCATTAGCGACCGGGCGGCCTGTCGAGGAGGTCCGACACTACGACCCCGCACTATTGGCCACGATCATCGAGGAGCTACAAAGTGGCAACCACTAAGCAATTCGATTACTACATCGAAGGGCTGAACTCGCTCCTCCGCGATCTCCGGCAACTACCACCAGAGGCCAATAAAGAGCTCAGGACGGCCTCTAAGACGATTGCACAGCGGCACATGGTCCCGGCATGGCAAAACGCTGCCAGGTCCTACGCGGGCCCCTGGGGCGACGTGATCGCCGATAGCGTTAAAGCCGGCAGCGACCGCCTACCCAAGATCACGGTCGGCGGGAACCGTAAACGATTCTCCGGCGGCGCCACCGCGACCATGGTCCGCTACCCCTCCTCGACAGGTAAACGGCGCGACAGTTTCGCCCCATTCGAAAAAACCGATTGGCTTAACCAGGTCCGCTCCTACCAACCCGGCGCACTCCAAGCCTGGAACCACGCCCTCGAGCGCGTCATCAATAAGTGGGGCCGGTAATGGCTAAAACGTTAACGGTCTACCTGGCGGCAGACCTCAAGAAATTTAACTCCGGCATGGACGCCGCCGGACGAAAAGTAAACGGATTCTCCGGCAGCCTCAAAGACAAATTAGGGCCCGCCCTGATCGCGGCCGGTGCAGCTGCCGGCGCGTTCGCTGTGAAACTCGGCGTAGACGGCGTTCGATCCGCGATCGAGGACGAAGCCGCAGTAGCGAAACTCGCTACAACCCTGGAAAACTTGGGATTTGATGATGCTCTAACGCCCCTCGAGGCATACATAGCCGAGATGGAAGTCGCCACCGGTATCGTCGATAACGAACTCCGGGCCGCATTTGAGCGCCTGGTCCGCTCCACGGGCGACGTATCCGAAGCGCAGAAAGCCCTACAGATCGCCGTCGACGTGTCCGCGTCCAAGGGCAAAAGCCTCGAGCAAGTAGCCGACAGCCTCGGCAAGGCATACGACGGGCAAGCGACAAGCCTGCAACGCCTCGGCACAGGCCTATCCAATGCCACGATCCTGTCCAAAGATATGGATCTGATCACGTCCGAACTAGCGTCCCTATTCCAAGGGCAAGCCGCTGTAGCTGCAAGCACCTACCAGGGCCAAATGGACCGCCTCAACGTGGCCGTCGAAAACCTGAAAGAGGAATTCGGTCGCGGCCTGCTCATGGCCCTAGGCGACACCAACGACGAAACCAACGACCTCATGGACACCCTGGCCGACCTCGGGCCCGTGATCCAGGACGTCGGAACGCTAGTCGGCGAATCCGTCCAGGATCTCGGCTACCTGGCTATGACATTCGCCGACCTGGCCTACCTGGTCAAGGGATTCGAGGACGAGCTGTCCGGCCTACCGCCGGTATTCGGAGAGGTAACCAAGAGTCTGGAATTCTTTACCAACCCGCTTAGTTACGCCGTCGATCTGCTCAAGCAATTTCGCGGCGAACAAAACCGCATTACCGAGAAACCAGGCGGCGGCGATTTCGGCGAAGCAATCGACTCGCAGGCCGGATCCGTACAGAAAGCCAACTTTCAGATTGTCGCGGCGAACAAGTATTACCGCGATTTCGCTGCCCGCCAACAACAAGCCACCGAGGAAGTCGACGACTACACTCGGGCCGCCGGCGGCGCATCAAGCGCCGTCGAGAAACTAAACGACAAACAGCAACGCCTCCTAGACCTGTACGAAGTCCAGGGCATCGCGTTAGCGACCAGCAAACAGGAACTGATTGACCAAATCGGAGCCCTCGAGGCTGCCACGAAAGCGGTCGAGGATTACGCCGACGCATTACAACAGGATCTCCTAGGAGGAATCGACCTCGGCAAACTCTACAAAGACAATTTCGACGAGCAAGGCCGGCAAACCGGCAAAAGCCTTATCGACGGCTTTCAAGAGCAAGTCAACCAAGCCCAATGGTTCGGAAACGTCCTAACCGCGATCAAAGCGCAAGGCGCCGACCAATCACTAATCGAGCAGATAGCCAGCCTGGGCCCCGAGGTCGGTGGAGCTCTCGGCCAGCAAATCCTCAACGAGGGAATACTGCCAACCCTTAACGCCCAATGGGTAGGCGTGCAGGAAACCACACGGGCCCTCGCTCTAGGCCTTGTACCCGAATTCCTCGAGGCCGGCCGCCTGTCAGCGATCGACACCCTTAACGGGCTGGCCAATCAATTCCGCGAGGATCAAAAGAAATTTAAGAAACTCGGAACCAAGATCGGCGAACAGGTCGGCGCATCATTTAAGAAGCAAATAGCCAAAGACGTAGCCGAAGCCGTCCGGGCGGTCGAGGCCGCCGCTACAGCCGCCAGGGCTGAACGTGTTGCAGCTGCAGAAGCCGAGCAGGCCAGGATCACCGAACAGGCCGTAGCCAACGCAATCAGCAACCTGATCCGTAACAGCGATCAGCGGTCGGGCCGTAACGTACAGCCGGTCCTCCAATGAGCATTTACGCCGTCCTCATTAACGACGTCCCCCTCGATCTAGCAGACGTCGAATACAACGTCCAAGTAACGCACGCCCGAGCGGATATCAAATCCACACCCGAGCCCGGTACCGCCCAGGTGATCCTCAGGGGTACCACGGGTACAGGTATACAGATCGGCGACGAGCTCCGCATCGGCGCGTATACGGGCATTTGTCGATTCCGTGGCACCGTAACGGATCTGCGCCTCGAATACCTATCCACGAATCCAGCCATACCCGTCGTCACCGTTACTGGCATCGGCTACCTAGCCCGCCTCGGCCTGCTCACCACAGGTGAGAGCGCATACTCGAAAGAAACCCCCAGGGATCGGGTAGACGCTGTCATGGCCGACGCCGGGATCGATTACCTCAACGCGGCCGATAACGTCCTCGAGCTTGACAGCAATAACGACCCTACGGTCCAGCCGAAACTTGCCTATCTACAGGTACTGGCGGAATGGTCCGGCGGTACATATTTTGATGATTGCCGTGGCCGCATCATTTTTGAGGATTACGGGCAGCGAGGCATCGCCGGTAATCCAGGTATCTGGGAAAACTTGACCGAGTCGTGGAGTTTCTATACCTCGGCCTGGTCCACATTCCCAATCAATAACGCCGCCTCAACAATTCCAGGCTCAGCGATAGCGTGGGCGCCCGAGTGGCAGCAGAACCTACAAACCCTGATTAACGATATCGAGGTCGAATACAGCAATAACAATATTTACGACCTCGAGGACGCTTCCTCAATAGCGGCCTATGGGCGCCGTAAATACGACCTGACAACCGAGCTGCACAGCGCCGGGGACGCCCAGGAGAGAGCCGAGCAGATACTCACAGCCCAGGCATACCCGCTATGGAACATCGGCCAAATAACCGTACTCATGGATCAACTAACCGACACTCAGCGGAACGACGTACTAGCGCTCCTCAACGGCTCCCGCGTCATCATCGATGACCTACCCGCAGGCGGCCCCTACACGCAATTCCAGGGCATTGTCGAGGGCTGGTCTGAGACTTTCACCCCCGGCCGCCATCTGGTCACTTTGTCGATTTCTGACCCTCGATACAGCTATCAGACTGTCCCATGGTCCGGCGTCGATGTGACGCTTACATGGGGAAATGTCAACACGACCCTACAATGGTACAACGTAGTAACAGCCGACGACCTAATCGCGGCCTAAAGGAAGGTGAACTATGGCTACCTCGACCTACGGTACGCCCTACGTCGAGTCCGGCGACCTCGTATCTAACTGGCCTCTGACGAGCCAATCGGTAGCCGACCGCGTAGACGACGTCAGCATTAAAGGCAACGGCGTAAACACCCAGACGGGCACGACTTACACGACCGTCCTAACCGACGCCGGTAAAACCGTCACGCTGGATAACGCGGCAGCTGTAGCTGTCACGATCCCGCCTAACGCCTCCGTGGCCTACGAGACAGGCACACAAATCAAATTCCTAAACCTCGGCGCTGGCACAGTAACCCTAGGGCCAGGTAGCGGCGTAACACTAAACGGCGACACCCTGACCGCAGCCCAATACATCGGCCTCGCTGCCATCAAGATCGATACCGACGAATGGGTGGTGCTCCCTTTCTCGGGGGGAGTTGGTAGCGCACAGATCAGCGACACGCCTACCGGCTCCTACACCGGCTATCAATACTGGACCTACACGGCGTCCGGCACGCTCACAGTAACCAAGGCTGGTTTTGCCGATGTGCTGGTGGCCGGCGGTGGCGGCGGAGGCGCTGGAGGGAACCTGAGCAACGCTGCTGGTGGTGGCGGCGCTGGTGGTGTCCTCGTCGCTAATAATGCTTATCTATCGGCAGGGACCATTAGTGTTGTTGTCGGATCGGGGGGAGTTGGAGAGGACGGAGGCCAATTACCCGGCCTTGCCGGTAACACAAGCCGACTTGGTTCCTATCATGTTACTGGCGGCGGGGGTGGCGGTTGCACTGAAGTTGCAAGCGGCAATGGCCTTGTTGGTGGTTCAGGCGGCGGCGGCGGGTCAAACGGTGGTGCTGGCGGTGCAGGCTCTAGTGGTCTTGGCAATAATGGTGGAGCCGCCAACTCCACTACCGGCGGTGGTGGAGGCGGCGGTGCAGGTGCGGTAGGCAACGCAGGTTCCTCAAATACAGGCGGCGCTGGTGGGGCCGGTTTGGCTAACTCGTTCACTGGGTCTTCTGTCACTTACGGCGGTGGCGGCGGCGGTCACGGCCTGACGACAGGTGGTACTGGTGGTGCTGGTGGTGGCGGCGCTGGTGGCTCTGGTACAGGAGATCCTGTTTCGGGTTCTGCCAATTCTGGTGGTGGTGGTGGTGGTTGTGATGCTGCTAGTACCGCTACTGGTAACGGTGGCAGCGGGATTGTAATAGTGAGAGTGGCGGTCTAATGAGTTATCACAACGCACACGCGGCACGCATTGAGGACGGCGTCGTCCGTGAGGTCATCGTTATCCCGTATTCCAATGATGACGACGCAGAAATAACGGCCTACTGCAACGGCATCGGCCTAGCCGGAACGTGGATCGATACCTCCTACACCGGCAGCAGGCGCGGCAAGTTCGCCGGTATTGGTGACACCTACGACAACGACCTAGACGAATTCATTAGCCCCGAAACGTCCGAGGAGACAGAATGACGCAGCACCCCGAAACCTACGAGGAAGCCCTCGAGCAAGCCATCGAGGTCGAAAAAGACCTACAAGAGGAAAAGAAAGAGCGCCGAGCCAAGCCTAAGCGCAAGGTCAGCGCCGCCACCCAGGCCGCCCGCGAGCGAGTCCTGGCAAAGCTGGCGGCCCGCTAGTGGCATGGACCTACAATCCCTCGAGGGCCTGGTCCCCCTGGTCACCATCATTACCGCACTATTGGCGGGCCTTTCCTGGATTATTCGCGCCCAAATACG